CCCCGTATTTTAAATTAGTTCCCACAAGCGCAGCAGTTCCTTCACGCTCAACTCTAATTGATTGCATAAGCCTACCCGTATCTGCATTTGGTGGAGTATTAGGAGGCGATACGTTTACAGTTCTTTTAGGTAAGTATCTTATTTGTTTCGGACCGTCTGAGTTATCTTGAATTAACTTAATTGCAATTGTTCTAATCTCATTAGCTGCTAAAAAATTAGTCTGAACCATAACTCTATCTAGGTTTTTTTCTAAGCTTGTGAATTTAGCATATTTATTTTTAGGGAATACTTGTAATTTAAATTTCACGACGCTACTCCTTCTTGAACTAAGATGCGGAGCCAGAATTTTCTTTCGTCGATATGCTCAATAGATTTAATTTGAAAGTATCTGTTATTAAAAAAGATCTTATCGCTCGCTATTTGTGGCGTATGATCTAATGTATTTCGAATTATTATTTCATGAGAGTAAATATCTTCTAATTTCTGCGCATAAACTCTTTCTTGTGCGCTCGTAGCTTTTATTTTTGCCCAGCAAGATTGCAATACTGTATAGCTAGCCTCATAACCGCCTTGGCCGTCAGATGTTTTCTGTAGCCTTTGAAATTCTATGCGATGTCTGAGCTCTGCTATATTATACAATATACTTTCCTCCAGCCTTAAATCTTCTGTAATTTTCTAATAGAGCCATCGATGCCACTGGGATTTTATTTGCATCTAGATCGCCCCTGTTTTCATAAAGAGCAGCTACGTATTCTAAAACTGCTTGCTTAATTTCGCTTGGTACTCCAGCAGCATTATCAGAAATTCCAGCTACAAACTTAATTTCAATGCCTGAGTTCTTTTTTAAAATAGTTGCAGGCCATGTTCCGCCTAGCGGTAAAGCCACGCGACCAACTGGGTTTGATAAGTCCACAACATATTGAGAGCTAGGTAATAAGATAGCGACATTAGAATCAGTGTAAGTATTAAACTCAGTAACGGATCGTAAAGGACCAGCCATAATTTCAATTGAACCACTTTGACTATATAATTCAGATACTGGCATATCTCGAACACCATCCCACCAAGTCTCTTTATAACTGACAGGCCAGCAGTCCATATACTGCGCCCAAGTTTGCGCAATAAATTTTTGATCAACATAAGCCTCTAGTTTAAGCGTTGCCGCTTTTATCATTGTTAATATTCTTGCGTCCTCGCTTGAGCCGTCCACTCTTAGATAATCTTTTGCCTCGGCTACTGTTACCACTTCTTCGCTTGGAGCTGTTATCAACTTTAGAAACGCCATCAGATTCCTCATTTAAGTAAATGGCTAAATTGTTTTTCACTAAATTATCAGCCTCTGAATCTTCTAAAACATAACCCAGACCTGCATAGAGCATATCTGGATAAGTTTCACTCTGACAATTTGTGAGCATAAAAACAGTTTTTGCCATAATAAAATTAAGGAGGGCAATCTTAATACCTATATGCAGGTCGTCCCCTTACCCTCCTTGACCAATTAAATAATTAAATGGTTATTGTGGGGGCATTAATTCTGGTTTATGAGAAATAGCTACAACGCTAATTGGAGCATTTACTGTTCCAGTAACATCAAGCACGGCTCTTACATATTGCTTGCCACTTCTGTACTCAACTAAGTGAGATTGAGCGTCTAAAGCACCTGAATTAATTACTAATGGAGCTGGAGCAGTTCCTTCGTAAATATTTTCTTGTGCAACGTCTGCCCATGAAGAGTTGTCGTCGCTGTGTTGTAGTTTTACAGTAATGTAATTAGATCCATCAAATGCAAATGTGCCAACGGCAATTAAAAATGCAAGTGAGTTAAGATCTTTTACGTTTACTGAAGCTGTATTAGTGTCAGCAGTTACCGCAGCAGCTGCTAAAACTTGTGAATGATAAATCTGTTGTTTTAAATTTTTCCACATAATTAATTACTCCCTATTAAACCGCAGTTTTTAAGATTTTGAACGCCTCGAAATTCTTCACGCCGCCACCAACACGCTTAGTTGTATAAAACTTAACGTAAGGCTTAGAAGTGAATGGATCTCTAAGAGTTCTGATTCCAAAACGATCAACGATTTGGTAACCTTGTTTTAAGTCCCCGAACACGACTGATAATGAGTTAGCTGCAACTGCTGCTAGATCATTAAATTCAACGATTTCATAACCTAAAACTGATCCTGCTGTATTGCCATCAAGACCTGGAGCCCATAAATATCTATTGTCGTTATCCTTTAAAAGTCTAACTTCTTTAACAGTACCACGAGCCATGAAAAATTTAGCATTTGGCTTGTAATTAGTTTTTAAAGAATAGATTAATTCAATTAAAGAATCGCCAGTGATAGAAGATGCTGCGCCAGAGTTGATTTGCTCAACTTGCCCAAAGCCAGTTCCTGCGTCGTAAGACACTAAACCTTTAGCTTTTTGAACTCCGTTACCAGAAACAAAAGCCGCATTTTCAAGTCTTGCAAACTTGTCTGCGATCTTCTCTGCTAGCCAAGATTCTACGTTGATTTGTGCATCATCTAAAAATCTTTGTGTAGCGTGAGGCTGGGCGTAAACTTCGTGTACTGGGATTTCGATCATTTTAAATTGTGGGCTAGTAGTTTCAACTCTTGCCTCAACTTCGCCGACCCATCCTGCACCAGTCTCATCTAAATCTTGTAGGATTTGTAATGAAGAAGTGCTAATAGTTTGAACGCTTGCATATTGTCTGATTGGTGATGTCTCGTAAACCTTTTTAATGATTTCGTTAGACATTTCTGGAGTGATTAAAAAACCACCATCTTGATCGCTGTCAGAAGAAAGGGCTTTTAATTCTAACTCGCCACCACCTGACTTAATATAAGAGTTAAACATCTTTTGATATTTTTTTTGCTCTTCTGTTTTAGTCTCTTGCTGAGTTTCTGTAGCTTGATTAGTTCTAGCCATAGCAGTTTTAATTTGCTTTAACTCATCTTCTTTTTGATCCATTGCTTTTTGCAATTTCTCAAGTTTTTCTGTTAAGTCTGCAGGTGCAAAACCTTTAGTTTCGATTGCTGCTAACTTTGCATCGTTTGTTTTTTTAAATTCTGTGAAAGCCTGTTGAAGGTCAGTCACTATTTTGTTCATATCCATTTATATATCCTCCGTAATTTAGGCTTTGAGCGCATCCAGTAATGATTGAAGTGAGTGCATGAGCGACTCGTTTTCATCGGCGGCTTGATCTTCACCAAGTGCCTGCATTATTTCTTCGCTTGATAAACCTTGTTGATTTAATTCTTTAAAATGATTTCTTATCCACGCCTGACGTAAATTATCAGGTGTTGATTTCATAGCTGTTATCATTGCAGCCGTATTCATTGGGAACGTTACTAAAGAATATTCGAATAATTTTAATTCTTTTAGACGTCTTACTATTGGTTTTTCACGATCAGGCTCGGCTTTTATCACCATGTAGCCAATCGACAGACCCATCTTCGCTCCCAATTCCATCGCTGTTTTCGCTAGGCTGTATTTCTCTCTTGCGGCTTGCACGTTTAGATCTAGCTTTCCTTCCACGAAGAGACCTTTTTCGTCCTCTTCTGCCCTTAGATTCCAACCTATTTGGCTCGTCGGATTGTGGTCTGCTAAGATCGGCCACGAGCCCTTCGACTCCTTGATGGACTTCTTGAACGCTCCCTTGTCTACTACATCCATCCCCAGATCTATGTTGTTGAAAGTAGATGCGTAACCACGAATCATTCCGCTGCTGTCTGCGTCTTTGATCTCTAGCTCGAATGATTTTACTTCTATTTTTGGACTCATTTGAGTTGTTTCCTATCATTTATTAATTTTACGTTTAGGCCATTTACAAAGGCAACTTTGACTAGACTGTCTTTCGTGTAAATATCGCAGGTAAATGTTTGCTTATCGCCCACCTTTAGTCCTTGTATTTCAAAATCATCTAATTCTATTTCAAATTTACCCATGGCCTCATCTATAATATTAAACTTAGATTTCTCTAAGGTCTCGCCGTTTTCGTAAGGTAACCTAACTTTAATTGCCTCGATTCCTATTAACGGCATCGGAAGTCCAAACTCATTTAAAACTTGCAATTTCAATTACTGCTCCCTTTGTATATTCGGATTGTAATATTTTTTCTTTAACAAGCCCTATTATATATTTGGGCTCTTCGACCTCTGTCTTGTCAATGAAAAACCTCTCAGTGACTGGAGAGTATAGGTCGCTGTTTTCAACTTCATACACGACCGCAACACCATCTAGACTAGGGGCTCTTATTTCACTGTTCATATAAATACCATTTTCAACATGATATAAGTAAACCGAGCTTAATTTATCCCCGTAAAAATTATAAATATCTGCCCTCACTTTTTGCGAAGGTGATGAGTCAAATAACTTTAATCCTAATGGCAATACTTCGCCCTCTAAAACTCTATTCATCTTTATTTAATAAACTTGCTAATTCCTTGGTCTCTTTAACTCGCCAAAATAGATGCCCCATCACAAAGCCAAATAAAAAAGTGAACGCTGGGAATCTATAAGACCAAACTATTATTGTATGAGATATTGAGGCCTCTGTGCCGCCTTTATAAATTGCTAAAACATCATAAAAAGCGATTGTTAAAATAACTGATAATATGAAAATTATTGTTATTCGTTTCCAATTGGTCATGTTACCTCACAATTTCTTAGTTAAATGATAGTTGACCGCTATTTCTCTGTCTACTCCAGAATTTACAGCGTGATAATGTAGGCATAAATATAGCCCTGGAGTAATCTTTGCGTTGAGCGGATAGGTATTGATCTTCATTATTGTATATTCGCCCTGCACCTCGACCCAGTTTTTTTCAATATAAGTAGATATAACAGGCCAGTTTTCACAAAGTGCTGCTCGATATGGGGCTGGTATAATTCCGTCAACATCTTCAACTTCCGCAGTAATGTAGTCACCTAGCTTTGCGTTTTTAACAATAAGCGCACCGCCTGTGACATATCTTTCTTCTAAAAGCTTGTATTGAATTTCAGCATTATTATTTGGAGCCACTGTTAAAATGTTAGCTGTCGCATTTAGTTTAGTTCGATATGTAGGCGTAGCAAATGGCTGAGGCTCTGGTAAGGATTCTACTATTACAGGCTTTACTTCATTTTCAGGCAATGGGGTATTTACATGAGCTGTGACTAAGTTAATTAAAATTGTTTGATCACCACTTGAAAGCTCATCTTTAAACCATATATCGGTAGTTGTAATTCTTTCGATTCTATCTAAGGAAATTATAATATCACTTGCCGCAATTTCTTGCGTGAGCTTTGGTGAGTCACATTCTTTTTCGAATGAATACTTTGTTTCTGCCATTAAGCGATCCTCCACACAAATAATTTTGCAAGCTGCATATAAACAGTTGTCGCAGTTCCGAAAACTTTAAAGTCTAAAGTAAATGTTTGAACTCCGCTAATGTTATCAATCTTAACAAAACCACTTAAAAGCTGTCTATCCGCAAGATTGGCTGTAAAAGGATTCCACGCTTGAATATTTACGCCGCCCCTTTGTACTCTTACGTCTAAAGTTCTATTAGCGTTACCTGCTCGCCATATAAATTGAAACTGACAAAGATAATTACCTAATGGAAGAGATGGGGTAACTAGAGTAATTTTATTTAAAAATGTTGTTGTTGAGCTTGTAGAAGTTTCTGCAATAGCCTCAGCGTAATAAATCTGAGTACCAAAGACGTTACCATTATCTAATGAGTAAGTAAGCGACCATTGTCCGTTAGCCGTAGAGTTATTATATAAAATAATTTGTGTTCTTCCGCTTGAATTTATTGTGGCAAGAATATTATTGCCATTGTCACGAATAGAAACTGTTTGCGATGATAAGTTCCAAACTTCAAAAAGATGCCCTACTGTAAGAGTGGTGGCTACTGGCAATTTAACTATTTGCCCAGCCGTTGCGCCTGTAAAAATTTGAACTGTGTTATCAGTTATTGTAAGAGTTTTTGTAGAGTTTGCAGTAGCTTGAACAGATGCCGTAAGACTGTGCGCTGGAGTTCCAAAATCTTTAACTAATTTATTAATCCGAAAAGGTGTTGCTTGTGTAACATCTTTAAATTGAATATTACCAGACACATCAAGATCAATAAGCCTGTTATCGTTATTTTCAAAGGCAACGCCCTTGCTTGCTATGTAATCTTGTGTTGGATTTACCTCTGTTGGGAATACATCATTTTGTGTCCCGTCGATTGAGGTCTCTAACTTTAAAGGTTTTACTTTATCTGCCATGATTCCTTAAAAAAGAGGGGCAACCATGCCCCCAGTAAATAATAATTAAGCTCTTCTGCCTAATTGTAATAATTGGATCTGAACATCAGTAGCACTTTTTGCGTAACCAACTTGAACAATAGTGTTACCAGTTCCAGTTGGAGTAGTCGCAGTAATTGCTCCCGCAGTAGCTGCGCTTAAGTAGTATCTTGCGCCAGCAGTTAAGCCAGAAAATCCGCCGATGATACCATCAGTCTTAACTCCGACTGGATTTGTAGCTGTAGCAGTAGCATTAGCAAAACCAATTGCATAGCTTGTCGCTGCTACGTCTGCTTGTGCAGGGCTAACATTGTTAGCACTTGAAATATAAACTACATCACGAGCTGCAACGTTTACTTGTGCTGTGTATGTGTTTAAAACGTCAGTCGCAGTTCCACTTGCCGCAACGTCTGACCATAAAGCACCATCCCAAACA